CATCCTCAACCAGCGCCGATGCTGGGCGTTCGGAAGCTCTGTCTCTGCTTGTCATCGACGAAGCAGCCCACGTAGAAGGGCTTGACGAATTGTGGACAGGTTTATATCCTACGTTGTCAACGGGTGGACGATGTATCGCCTTGTCAACCCCTAACGGCGTTGGTAATTGGTTTCATCAAACATATACTGATTCCGACACGGGCTTGAATGATTTTCATCCGACAAGTCTCCCTTGGAGTGTACACCCTGACCGAGATGTAGAATGGTTCGAGAAAGAAACTAGAAACATGTCCCGGCGACAAATAGCTCAAGAGCTTGAGTGTAATTTCAATATGTCCGGTGAGACAGTCCTGAATCCAGAAGATTTGGAGAGGATAGAGACAAAGGATATTCAAGAGCCACAATACAGGACCGGGTTTGATAGGAACTTGTGGATATGGGAAACTTATAATCCTGAACATTCTTATTTGCTGGTTGCAGATGTGGCTCGTGGTGATGGCAAAGATTTTTCTGCCTTCCATATAATTGACTTACACACCCTACACCAAGTGGCAGAATACCAAGGCAAAGCGAATTTGGACATGTATTCAAATTTGTTGAACACAACGGGAAGAGAGTACGGGGATTGTATGGTGGTTGTGGAAAATAATAATATCGGTTTCGCATCTTTAGAAAAGCTAATTGAACTCCAATATCCTAATTTATATTATTCAATTAAGTCCACTCACGAGTATGTTGATTCGTATGTGGCAGAAAGCAAGAGCAATTCAGTCCCCGGCTTTACCACCTCTATGAAAACTCGTCCACTGATTGTAGCGAAACTAGAAGAATTCATTAGGAATAAACTAATTACATTACGCTCTGCTAGGATTTTAAATGAATTGAAAACTTTCATTTGGAATAATGGGAAAGCGGAAGCAATGCGTTCGTATAATGATGATTTGGTTATGAGCTTGGCAATTGCCTGCTGGGTTCGTGATACTGCTTTAATCGTTAACCAACGAGATTCGGAATATAAAAAAGTTATCTTAAACTCTATGACAAAATCGTCTACAATATTAGATACAACTATACCCGGTATGACCGGACACAATAAAGCAGTACAAAGAAAAGCATTCGATGAAAGAAAAGAATTTGGCTGGCTTTTAAAATGAAAGGGTAAATAATAATGGCAGAAAACGAAAACAATCCCAGAAATTCCGAGTCAACACTTTTTAAAAGACTTACTCGGGTATTCTCTGGCCCGATTGTAAATTATAGAACGCAATCACCGCGCGGCCTACGTCGACGACAACTCGACAAATATAAATTTTCTTCAACCTCTGGGCAACAATTTAAAAAGACCCAGTATAATCCTTTTGAGAGTTTATCGAGCGCGTATATGTCGCAGCAACATCGCGGCGAGCGCTATTCTGATTTCGACCAGATGGAATACACTCCTGAAATCGCCTCTGCTCTGGATATTTACGCAGACGAGATGACGACTTCCACATCTTTGTCTCCGCTGTTGACGATTGATTGTCCTAACGGAGAAATCAAATCTATTTTGCAAACGCTCTATCACAACATCTTGAACATTGAATTCAATTTGTTTGGGTGGTGTCGAACGATGTGCAAGTATGGTGACTTTTTCCTATACCTGGACATCGATGAAGAAGAAGGAATTAAGAATGCCATTGGCTTGCCGCCTAGCGAGGTTGAGAGGATGGAAGGCGAGGACAAAACAAATCCAAACTACGTCCAGTTCCAGTGGAACTCTGGCGGTTTAACCTTTGAGAACTGGCAGATCGCGCATTTTAGAATTCTTGGTAACGACAAGTACACACCCTACGGCACGTCCGCTTTGGAGCCCGCAAGGCGCATCTGGAGGCAGCTCACGCTGTTAGAGGATGCGATGATGGCATACCGCATTGTCCGCTCCCCAGAGCGCAGGGTCTTTTATATTGATGTAGGAAATATTGCACCGAACGATATTGAACAATATATGCAGAAGGTTATGACGCAAATGAAACGCGCACAAATTGTTGACCCCGACACTGGACGGGTTGATTTGCGCTACAATCCTATGAGCGTCGACGAGGATTATTTTGTGCCAATGCGTGGCGGCGCATCGTCCAGAATTGAAACTCTTCCAGGCGGGACATACACAGGCGACATCGACGATGTGAAATATCTAAGAGACAAACTATTCTCTGCACTCAAAGTCCCAATGTCTTATTTATCCAGGGGGGAGGGCGCTGATGAAGATAAAGCTACTTTAGCACAAAAGGATATCCGCTTTGCGAGAACGATTCAACGCTTGCAACGCGCCATCCTTTCTGAGATTGAAAAGGTTGGTATCATTCACTTATATACTCTAGGGTATCGCGGCGATGACCTAATATCATTTAAACTTCGTTTGAACAATCCGTCGCGTATTGCTGAACTTCAGGAGCTTGAACACTGGAGCACCAAGTTCGAGGTGGCGAGCGGAGCTACTGAAGGATACTTCAGCAAGCGTTGGATCGCAAAGAAAATCTTTAATCTTTCTGATGAAGAACACTTGCAAAATCTGAGAGAAATGTTCTTTGATAAGAAGCATGAAGCCGCTCTCGAAGTTGCGGCTGAAGAGGATGCCGCTGGCGGTGTCGAAGGAGAAGAAGGCGGTGATATGGGAGGTGATATGGGCGGCGGCGGTGGTATGGACCTTGGTGGTGAAGAAGATGATGAAGGTGAGGAAGGTGGTGAGGACGAAGGACCGCTTCTTGCTGCCCCGGCCCGCCGTGAGGATGGTTCTTATCTTACACCAAGAGCAAAAGGTAAAGATTATACGCCAGTTAACGTGGATAGAAGAAAGTCAGGCGCACGCAAGCGAAGTTACCATGGGGTATGGGCTCGCGAAATGGCTAGCCCAACAATGAGAAACATTTTTAAGGGTAATGATGAATTACAAAGTCTCGCGCGTGGAACAGGGCTTTCGGAACGGGACGAATCTAATTATTCTATAGAAGAGAATAAAGTTTTCGCGAATCAGCGCGGTGTCGTAACATTGATTGAGGAGTTAGAATCTAAAAATAATGAAACTAAAACATAATAAAAAAAGAAACACGGCTTTTTTGTTTGAAACACTGGTTAGGGAACTGACCCGTGCTGTTATCCGTAAGGACACTAAAACAAAAAAGGCAGTGACAGAGATACTAAAAGAACACTTTGGTACCGGAACCTTACTGCATAGAGAATTGGATCTATATCGTTCACTATACGAATCATATAGTCTCACTGGCACATCGGCGACCAGGCTTCTAACGGAAGTGAGAGAAGAATATAAAAAGCTCGACGCAAAAAAGATTTTTGTAGAACAGAGCGCAGCAATCAGACGTATGCACAAAGAGTTGCCCAAAGAGTTGTTTGATACCTTTGTGCCAAATTATAAAAACTTGGCGACAGTCTATCAGATTTTTAACGGTGAAATTTCTCCCGCCAAGCGTATTCTCTTGGAGGAGATAGTTTTGGAGTCTATGACTGCGAAAACTTTAAAAGATGGCGGTAATCTTCCGCAGGTTGATAATCTCGTTATCAAAAACTTTATTAAAAAGTTCAACCAGAAATATACTGGTATGTTAGGAGAAGGTCAAAGCCGCTTGCTGCAAAATTATATTTTATCATTTTCTGATAACGCCGTGGGATTGAAATCATTTTTAAATGAAGAACTTGGACGCTTGAAAGATATTCTTACGGCGGGCTTGAAGATGGACGAGATTAAGAAAGACGAAGAAATGATTAAGAAAGCCAATAAAGTTTTGGAAATCCTCGAGGGCTTCAAGAAAAATAAAATCAGCAGAAAAGCTCTTATGCAAGTTTTAAAAATCCAAGACTTAGTTAGGGAGATTAAATCGTAATGCCGGAAATTAATATCACTGTCGATTCTCCCATTATTCGTAAGCAAAACGAGCCGACACCACACGCAACTGTGGAGATGACGGCGAGGCGAACCTTAGATAACAATATTTTAATTTTGGACCACGAAGAGATTGATATTGTGATATACCCTGAACAACAGAAAGTATTAGCACTAGCGAAAAATGAATTTAGTGACCGAGTATACGAGACACAGGATAGACTTTTTAGTTTTTTGAATAAAAAGGGTGTAATTGATTTCTCATCTGTCCACAGCGGAAACGTTTATGGTTCTATGCAGGCGAAGATTTTAGAATCTAAAATTGATGGCATCGATGCGTCACAAGCGACTGTCTTTTCAATCGAAAAGTTTCTTGAAGCCGAGCGTCCTTACTTTATGATTTCGAAAGCATACGCAAGAGCAGAAGAGGACCGACTGGTCGAGCCTGATCCCGAGGAGTCCACAGAGCTTGGTGAAGTTCCCCCTGGTCAACAGAAAGGGTCTATAGGGACGGCAAACTCATACGGGTTGGGACAGGTACCAGCTAAACGCCAGAGGCAATATGTATAAGAATACGGTGGTTTAGTGGAGCTTATATATTTTATCTTGATAGCCAATGGTCTGACACAGATTTTGGTATATGGCTCAATCTTTAATAAAGTTCGCCCGCCTAAGAAAACGTTGGCTGGCTTTTTTCATTGTCCGATGTGTATTGGGTTCTGGGTTGGAGTATTTCTGTTTGGAATAAACCCATATACAGAACTATTTACATTTGAATTAAACATCGTAAATGCTTTTTTATTGGGTGTCCTGAGTTCAGGTACATCTTATACGTTGAGCATACTTTTCGGTGATTGGGGATTACGTCATGAGTGTTTTGAGAGAAGAGAAAAGAGTGAAGCGTAGGTGGGAAATCCAACCCGTGCGCCATTGCTGTAAAGGCTCCCATACCACGCGGGTCGCGCCCGCAGTCTAAGGAAAAAATCGAATGTCAAACAAATTAATTTTAAGAGAATATTACGAGCTTTGTGAGGGTGGTGTGTGTAAAGACTATCTAACCGAAGCGGAGAAGCTTGAAGTTAAAGGCGGTGTTGTTTACTTGACCGGAGTGATGCAAAGAGCAAACACTCCCAACGGCAATGAGCGCACTTACCCGCGCAAGGTTCTTATGCGCGAGGTTGAAAATTATAAAAAGCTCGTGCGAGAGAGGAGAGCCTTGGGAGAACTAGACCACCCGGAGGATTCTGTTATTAATTTAAAAAATGCATCGCATATGGTCACTGATATTTGGTGGGATGGCGATAGTGTTATGGGAAAAGTAAAAGTTTTGAACACACCATCTGGAAGAATTTTGCAAGACTTGGTTGGTTCCGGCGTAACTCTTGGTATTTCTTCAAGAGGCTTAGGATCGGTTCACGAATCCAACAATGGACAGTCAGTTGTTGAGGATGACTTTCAATTAATCTGTTTCGATTTCGTATCAGAACCTTCAACCCCCGGAGCTTATATGGTGAAGGAACACAAAGAACCAAACGTTTTCACCAAGGCTGACCGTATCAATCGCGCTTTAAATAATATAATGGACTCATAATGAAGAACGAAGAGCTGAAACAAGTTTTAAAACCCTTGATCAAACAGTGTATCAAAGAAGTTATATTTGATGATGGAGTCCTTTCGGGAATCATTACCGAGATTGTAAAAGGATTGCACCCACAAACATTGGTTTCTGAAAACATTAGCGCGCCCACTAAAATAGAAGAACCAAGTAACCACGAGCACGAACGCTTGAAGGAAGAGAACCGCCAAATACATCGCAAGGAAATGGAACAACAACGTCACATCCTTGCCGAGTCTATGGGTGGGCGATTTAATGGAATCAATGTTTTTGAGAACATCAATCCAATCGGCAAAGCAGGTGCGCCATCGAGTGGGCCTACCGCTCCAGGCTCCCCGTTGGATGGAGTTGACCCAGGCGACCCAGGCGTTGATATCAGCAGACTTGGCGTTTTTGGAAAGGCAAGATAAATGAAAAGACCAATTAATATAGAGATTACTCCACGGAGAAACGAACAGCCTGAACGTATGATTCGGCGGTTCACGAAGAAAGTCAAGAAGGAAGAACTATTAGAAGAGGTGCGCGAGCGCAAGTATTATGTGAAGCCTTCGGAAGTACGAAGAAAGAAAAAACGAGAAAGAGACGCATTGATGCGAAAGTTGCAGGCTCAAAGAGAAGCGAAAGACTAATTAAAAAAGACGAGGAATAGAATACAATGGCAACAGGACGAACAACATGGGATAGTTATGGACGCACTAGGTGCCCAAAGAACCTTACAGGCACTCACGGTTCAGAGGTGGCGTCGGTCACGTCCGAGCCAACCCTTACCGATGCAACCGCTGGATATCCGACAGAAAACCAAAGGTACTTGCATATTCTACTGGACACAGACACGTCTGGGGATAACAGAACTATTACTGTATGGGGTTTCTCCCACGCCTTTGGGAGATGGGCACCCTTAACGGATGCAAGGGGCAATGCAGTTGCCACTGGGGCAGTCAATGATTCCCAAGTTTATAAGGTGTTTGAAATTGGCGGATGTGACCGCGTTTTGTTCTTGGCGAATAGCGCTGTTGATGCTGGTGATTTCCTATTCGCAGCTTGCACCACTTTCTAGGAGGTAACCCATGGGCAGTTTTGGAAAATTTAGAAAAGCCGGTGGGAGGGCAACTGTCGCAGGTTCAAGTGGGCAGATCCAATTTAATGATGATGGGTCATTAGCTGGTGACTCCGGTCTTACCTTTGTCTCTTCGACAGATGAACTAAATGTTGGGTTCGTTCAGCTGACAGCAGAACAGGGTTCTGCACCCGCAGACCCTGGCGCTGGTAACGGCGGTTATTTATATACCAAGGCTGACGGCAAAGTATACTGGCGTTCAAACGACGTTGGTGAAACAGACCTTACTGTGGGCGCAACGTCAGTAGCAGGCTCAGACACACAGCTTCAATATAATGATGGCGGATCCGCTGGCGGAGCTGCTAATTTAGTATACAACGATAGCAATGGTTACCTCGGAGTTGGCGCATCGGGCGGCGCATTAACTCACCGCTTGACGCTCCCCAACACTAGCGACGTCGGCGGCAGAGTGAAAGCCAATGCCTTTGTAACTTATTCTTCGAAGAGATAT